ACCTGGTGCTGCGGAGCTACACGCTGCCAGCGAACGTCGTCATGAATGGCGGCTTGTACACGCAAGAGCAAATCGACGCCCACTATAAGGGGCTGGAGGGCACCCTGGCACCGCTTGGGCACCCTCAAGTTAACGGTCAGTTCGTGTCTGCTTTCTCCCCAGAAGGGATTAACGCAGGCCATATAGGTGCGTGGAACCGCAACGTTAAGAAGTCCGGTAATCGCATCTATCTCGAAAAGTGGGTTGATGTGGCCCGTGCCAGCGAGTCGGAAGGTGGAAGGGAGCTTCTTGAGCGTGTCGCTGCCATTGAGCGCGGTGAAGACGTTCCGCCGATTCATACCAGTGTGGCCGCATTCCTCGACCAGCTTGAACCGAACGAGCAACAACGCGCTACCGGCGCTGACTGGGTAGCCAAGATCTACAGCATGGACCACGACGCAATCCTGCTGCATGAAGTCGGAGCCGCCACCCCTGAGCAGGGAGTCGGCCTGATGGTCAATGCCGATCTGGCTCAACCGCTCAAGGCTAACTCGGGCGCGCTGGTGGGTGAATCCTACCGGGAGCGCGAACAGCGTCTCGATCGCGCAGCCAAAGCGAAGTTTGCGGCGGGCGCGGATGAATACGCCTGGATTGCTGACTTCACTGACTCGCAAGCGGTAATCATCCGCAACGGCGGAACTGCTGAGGTGTTTGGGTATAAGTCTGAGGGCGGAGTTATCACCTTCGACGATACCGGCACCGCAGTAGCGCGCCAGGAGTCGTGGGTCGCAGTCGTAGCTAACAAATTCAAAGCTCTATTCACACCGCAGGAACAGCCTGCACCAAACCACAAAACGGAGGGCGACATGCCTTTAACCACTGAAGAGAAACAAGAGCTGATCAGCGAAATCGGTAAAGGCCTGGCCGCAAACTTCGCCGAAGCCCTGAACCCGATTAAGGATGCGATCACCGGCCTACAGGCCAATCAGGACAAGCTTACTGAAACGCTAACTGCAAACTCTCGTGCGGAAGAAAAAACAAAGCGTGATGCGGTTGCTAAGGTCCATGGTGACATCGTGGCCAACGCGCTTTCTGGCGATGCCCTGGACGCAATGTTCAAGTCGCTGGGCGAAGCTGCTCCGCTGGGCACCAACAATGCTCAGCAGCACAAAGAAACCGGCGCACCTGCCGCAGACGAACACTTCAAGTAAGGAGCCGGAAAAATGCCACGTTATCGTCGCGTTAATATCGACGGTCAGTCTCTGTACAAGACCGAAACCCGCACTACGGCCGCTGCGCTGCTACCGGGCACCGCCGCAACCATCAACTCATCCGATGAATTCGCTCAGGCTACTGCGCTAACTGTACATCATCGATGTTGGTTACCCCCAGGGCCTGACAATCACAGAAGAAATCCCTGCCGGGGATTCGGCAGTAGGTAACTACGTCGAAGAAGGTCGTGAGCTGGCGCTGCGCTGCCTGCCTGGTGCGTATAAAAAAGACAGCCCGATCAAGTTGGGCACTGCTGGTCAGTTTACCCTGGCAACCGATGACACTGATTCAGTGATCGGATACAGCCAGGATGAATACACCATCGCGGCCAGCACCACCGACTTCATCCGCGTGCGCATGCGCGTTGGCACTGCCGCCGCTGCTGGCGCGTAACAAAAGGACAAAAACATATGTACTTCTCAAAAGAGACGCTGGCGACTAACTCCCGCCTTGGCGGGCACTGGAGTGAGCTGTGGGCAAACCGCAACATGTGGAACCTACAGAACGATTCCATCATTGCAGCTAACCGCGCGATGATGACCGCTGACATGTTGGCCTGTAACGCCGTTGGCGGTTTCTCCCGTGACTTCTGGGCTGAGATTGATAACCAGGTGCTGCAACTGCGGGATCAGGAAGTTGGCATGGAAATCGTGAACGACCTGATCGGAGTTCAGACGGTGCTGCCGGTAGGTAAAACCGCCAAGCTGTATAACGTGGTTGGCGACATCGCCGATGACGTGTCAGTAAGCATCGATGGTCAGGCGCCGTTCTCCTTCGACCACACTGACTACGCGAGCGACGGCGACCCGATTCCGGTGTTCACTGCTGGCTACGGTGTTAACTGGCGTCATGCTGCTGGCCTTAACTCTGTAGGCATCGATCTGGTGCTGGATTCGCAGATGGCGAAGATGCGCAAGTTCAACCAGAAGCGCGTCAACTACTACCTCAACGGCGATTCAAAAATTCAGGTTCAGTCCTACCCGGCGCAGGGCATTAAGAACCACCGAAACACCAAGAAGATCAACCTCGGTTCCGGTGCTGGTGGCGCGAATATCGACCTTACTACTGCCGACATGACCGCGCTCTTTGCGTTCTTCGGTAAAGGCGCATTCGGTACTACCGCCCGCACCAACAAAGTCGCCGCATACGATGTGATGTGGGTTTCCCCGGAAATCTGGGCAAACCTGGCGCAGCCGTACGTGGTGAATGGCGTTGTAAGCGGTACTGTATTGCAGGCGGTTCTGCCGTTCGCGCCGGTGAAAGAAATCCGCATGAGCTTCGCGCTGACCGGTAACGAGTTTATCGCGTACGTTCGTCGCCGTGACGTGATCTCTCCACTGGTGGGTATGGCCGTAGGTGTTGTTCCGCTGCCGCGCCCAATGCCTAACGTTAACTACAACTTCCAGATCATGTCTGCTGAAGGTCTGCAAATTACCGCAGACGATCAGGGCCTGTCCGGCGTTGTCTACGGCGCTAACCTGGCGTAAGGAAACAGCATGGCTAAATACGAAGTTGTCCGCCCATGGTTCGGCGTGAAGGTTGGCGACGTGGTGGAGTTGAAAGAGCTTCATCCGGCGTTGAAGTCTAACGTTCGGCTGATGAAAGGCGAAGCTGGTGGCGAGCTGAAACCAGCAACACCTGATGCCGGTACTGGTGAGAAATCTCGCAAAGAGGTTATCCAGGACCGCCTTACTGAGCTGGGCATTGAGTTCAAGGGCACCCTGGGCGCTGAAAAGCTCAGTGAGCTGTTGCCAGATGGCGAACTCGAAAAGCTTTTCCCTGCTGAATAACAGCCGCCGCTAAGGCGGTTTTTTTATGCCCCGCTCCGGCGGGGTATTTCACGGAGTCGATAATGGTAACTCTCGAACAGGCGAAGGAGTATCTGGAGAGCCAGGGAATTACCATTCCCGATTTTGTTCTTCAGGCTCTCGTCGACCAGGCTAACAGCATTCAGGAGTGTCTCGATGCGCATTATCCGGCGTCGACCGCGCTGCTGATTCAGCTCTATCTGCTAGCGCTTATGGGGCTCGGGCAGGGGGATAAATACATCTCCAGCCAGACGGCTCCAAGCGGGGCGTCGCGCTCATTCCGGTACCAGTCGTTCACCGACCGCTGGAAAGCCTCAGTGAACCTGTTGCGGGGGCTGGATAAATACGGTTGTGCCACTTCCCTTATTCCTGCTGACCCTACCGCCGCCCCGGCATTCGCTGGTATCTGGATCGGGAAGGGCGGCTGCATGTGCGGGGATAAGTGATGACGTACAAATCAGTTAAGCACGGGCTACCGCGCTCGTTCACCCGCGTATGGGTGATGACCGACACGGGGCGAGAGACTACCGGCTACGTGAAATCGGATGGCGAATGGTTCATCAACTGCCCGAGCATCCGGGCGACTGGCGCGAAGGTGCTGCGCTGGAAGGAGGGCTGATGTCGTCGGTAGCGAACTGGAGTTACACCGCCACTGCGACCATCTGGCGCAAACTGGAAGGTAATGACGAATATGGCGACCCGCTGGGTTATGCCGAACCTGAGCAAATCCTCTGTGATTACGAGGGCGGGCTCAGCAAGAAGTTAGCCAGCCTGGGCGCTGAAATCGTCGTGAAGAACACTGTCTGGACGGAGTTCGCGCTGGCGGCCACGGGTGATTACCTGCTGATTGGCGTATCGACCGAAGCGGACCCGGTTGTCGCCGGTGCCGACGAGGTGCGGCAGGTTATTCGCTATGCCGACACGTTTGAGCGAGTGGCGGATGATTACGCCATCCTGACCGGAGTGTAGCCATGGGCATCAAAGTTCGCGGGGTTAAGCAGTCGAAAGCCGGGCTCAATCGCATCATAAACGACGTCAAATGGCGAAAAGTTGTCCGGGCGCTACAGTCAGCAATGATAATCGGCAGCTCCCAAGCCGCGCTTTATACGCCGATCGATACCTCTACGCTATTGAATAGCCAGTATCGTGAGTTGATAAACAACGGCGTTAGGCTGACAGGACGGGTGGGGTACACGGCCAACTACGCTGTTTTCGTTCACGACCCTAACGTTCCGCAAACTTTCCGTCGCGCCACCGCGCAGAAAGAGTTCCTCACCAAAGGCTTTGAGGATACCCGCAGCCAGATTGATGCCGTAATGCGCAAGGAGCTTTCAGTATGACACCAGCCATGTACGAGCGCGTGCGTAACTATTTCGTTGATGCCGGGCTTACCACTGGCTTCATTGTTCAGTTGCTGGCTTGGGACGACACAACGAAGTTAACCGACGCATTCATCGTGTTCCGGCCTAACGGCGGTACCGACATCCGAAATGACCTCGGGTCTGACCACTACGTGCTGGTGGATGTAATCTCCGCTAAGGACAAGCGCCGCGCAGCCGCTGAGAAGGCTCAGGAAATCATCAATTATGTCGAACAGAACGACATTACCGACGAATGCCTTGGCCTTATTCAAAACCTCGGAAATATGCCAGCACCTATCCTGACCGAAGAGGGCCGCCTGGTCTTCAGACTCCAGTTCATGTGCGTTTACGGCGAATAACCCCATCACCAACCCATCAGGCTGCCATCCGGCGGCCTTTTTTATTTGAGAGGTACACATGCAAGGCTGTGCTAATGATTTTGGCAAGCTGATCGGGAAAGTAGCTGTGCTACGCATGGCCTTTGGCTGCCCCGACGCAGTGCCAGCGCTTTCCGAGTGGAAGCGTCTCGGCGCTATGACGACCAAGGGCATCGACTATTCGATGAACACCATCAACTCCGAGGCAGATGATGCTAAAGGGCTGGTGGAGAACCTGGTCAACAACATGGATCTGACGATCTCCGGCGAAGGTGAGTTTCGCAAGTCTGATAAAGATAACGAGATCGGCGCGTGGCGTCTGTCGAAGTACATCTTTGATGAAGTCCAGGCTGGCCGTCAGCCTAATCTGTGGGTGCGTTTCGACTTCGCGGGTGAGAACGCCGGTACTTATATCCAGGGCTACATGAACACCACCTCATGGTCTGGTGACTTCGGTACCAACGATATCTCCACCTTCTCCGGCGAGTGGAAGGTCTACGACGCCGACACCGTTGTGTTTGAAGTCGCTGATTCTATCGCGGCCACTGGCGTTGAAGTAACCCCTGCAACTGCTTCTCTGGTCGTTGGAGCCACCCAGCAACTCAGCGGAGCGGTTCAGCCAACCGATGCGACTAATAAGGCGATCACCTGGACGACTTCGGCGCCATCCATCGCCACTGTCAGTTCAACCGGCCTGGTGACAGCAGTTGCCGAGGGCACCGCGACTATTACGGCTACCACTGCTGACGGTGATTTCACCGACACCTGTACAGTTACCGTGACTGCCGCGCCGTAATCACTACAAAGGGCGGCGTGCTGCCCTTGATACTGGTTATGGAGAGCGATATGACCCCTTTGAAAGAAATTGGCGAGTGCCTGATTGGTGCTGGCGGCCGTGAATACTTCTTCCGGCCATCGTTCCGTAACATGACTCGGATCGGCGAGCCAGAACATATCGTTCGCACTTTCTATGCGCTGTTCAATGACGACGTAGCAAAGATGCTTGAGGCGGCGCGCGAAATTCACAGTGCAATACCAGAGCATCAGCGCAGATTTTACTCCCACTATTTCGGTGACGTTTCGCTGCCACGCTGGGCACTTGATGCAGCTGGTTCAGCTGCTTATGTGCGCGAGGCATTGCTTTCGGCTATTAACGTCATCCAGTCCTGCTGTGACGAGGACGTTTCTGAACTGACTGGATGGCACGAGCCATCACGCACTGGAAGGCGTACGTTTTTATGGCGCCGTGGCGCTCTCCCGCCTGAGAACCTGATTCTGATAGCTCAGTCACTAATTATGCACGGCGTTATCGGCAGGGCGAAGGTTCGTAAGTTGCAGAAGCACGAAAGCAAGGAAACGACACCGGAGTTCCATGCAACTGAATACATCATGGCGGCGAGAAACCATTTTGGGATCAGCAGGGAAGAGGCTGAAAACCTTACCATGACCGAATTCGCCATGATGCTTAACGCCAAATACCCTGACCAGAAAGGCTTCACCAGGGAAGAGTATGACGCTGTTATGGACGATGATGAACGCCGTTGGCAGGAAATGATGAAACGCGAAAATTTAAAAAAAGCTATATAGCCATTTTTAGTAGGGGGGATTTGGAGTAGTTCTATGATCGTTTTCATCTCTATCTGGTAGCATCCTTTAGAACTAATAGGAGATGTGAAAATGAAAAAAGTCTTTATCCTTGGATTGGGTTTATTATCTTTCTATGTCAGTGCCTCTGAATTTTCTGAGCAGGATTTAATCGAGTTAGGAAAAAAAGAAATCCGGACTGAAATCTCATTGCCAACATCTTTTTCACAGGAAAAATTTATTCCTGATACTCGTGACAATCCATCTTCTCGAAGTGGAAATGTTTGCCTTAAAGTCTCTGGAAGAAAGAACGACGGAACTGCAATGGATCTAGCTGTCTACGGAGTGCACATAGCCACAAAAGGTGAACAAGCTACTTTTGGTGAAATTTTTAAATTTATTGGCGAATCTGAAATGCAAAGTTCAGAAGCCAAAGAATCTTGCAAATTTTAAATTCGCCATGATGTTATAATATCTCAACATCATTGGATTTCATCAATGAACCCGCCACGGCGGGTTTTTTTATGCCCGGAGAAAAGTGATGTCTGAAAAAGCAGGCGAGATATATTACGACATCGAGGCCGATGTTTCTGGCTTGCTCAAGGCGCAGGGAAAGGCCAATAAGTCGCTCGACTCCATCGGCAACTCGGCGACCAATGCAGCCAAAAAGATGGATGAGTTGCAGACGAATATCAACCGCGTCGCAGGGGCTATTGCCGCATCATTTGTTGTTGACTGGGGTAAGGCGTTTCTCGTTGCTGCTGACAACATGAGCCAGCTCAACGCGCGGATAGAGAGGCTTACTGGTAGCGCCGCGGCAGCCACCCAGACAATGCAGGGTTTGATGCGCATCAGTTCGGCAACGGGAGGTTCGCTACAGGATACAGCAAAGCTGTGGGAGACTCTCAGCACCGCACTGCGCGATACCGGCGCGACGAATGGCCAGATCATCCAGCTCACCGAAACACTTCAGAAAATAGGTCGCATTGGCGGATCCTCGACAGAAGAAATGGCGAATGCTCTTCGTCAGTTCGGCCAGTCAATTTCCTCCGGCACTGTCCGGGCTGAGGAGTTCAACTCCATCCTTGAGCAAATGCCTGAACTGGCGCGGCAGATCGCCGCCGGGATGGGCGTAAGCATTGGAGAACTGCGTCAACTGATGTTGGACGGGAAACTGACAGCAGAAGATGCGCTTAATGCCATCCAGAAACAAACCGGCTCAGTGAATGCAGAGTTCGAGAAACTCCCACGCACACTGTCGCAGGCCAATACCGCCCTGACAAACTCATTTCTGTCGATGATTGACTCTGTTAACCAGGCAACGGGTGCAAGCACAGGGCTGGTTGCAGTTATCGACTCAATGACCGCTGCGCTCGACCGGCTGGTGGGGAAAGCAATCTCAGCGGATGCGCAGATTTCAGATCTGAACAGCACAGCAGAGATGTTTACCCGCCGGGCACGAACTTGGTCATGGCTTGGGCTTGATGGCTGGGAGGCGCAAAACAAAGCGCTCGCGGGACTGAGTAATAAAGCCGCTATGCTGGTTGGCGATTTAGCAGCTGTAAGTAAAGCGTCACAGACCGCCGCCAACACCAAGCCGATCGAGATAAAGACCACCGCAACGACCACCGGGAGCAAGTCGAAAGGTGGATCGTCAGCCGCCCAGAAAGAGGCGGATCAATACGCTAAAGCGCAGGAAACTGTTAACCAAAAACTGGATGAACTGAGGCAGAAGGCCGAGCTCTCAGCTGGTAGTGTCGGTGAACTGTCCAGAGCTCAGGCCGTGCTTAATGCGCAGCAGTCTCTCGGCAACACAGCCACGCAGGAACAACTTCTGCTGGCCGGGCAACTGGCAGGAAAAGCCTGGGACAATGCCAACGCATTGCGTGAGCAGGCCAAGGCTGAACGGGAGCGCACTGAGGCAGCCAATAAGTTTAGCACCATCCAGGGAAAAACCAGTAAAACTGCCGGGCTGGATAGTCAGTATCAGAAAGACATTGCTGACATCCAGTTTTACGCCCAGCTTTACCCGCAGAAGATCGGGGAGGCTGAGGCAGCGCGTGCAGCTATCGAGCAGCAGTATCGTGATCAGCGTAACGCTGCAATGTGGGAAGAATGGGCGCAACAGAACGCGGCCACTCAGGCAGCAGCTGCGGCTTTCGACTCACTCGGTTCAGTAGCCAGCAATGCGCTGACTGGCATTGTCACCGGAAGTATGTCGGCCAGCGATGCAATGCGCAGCATCGGGATGACCGTGCTGAACAGCGTGGTTATCTCGTTCGTTCAGATGGGTATTGAGTGGGTTAAGTCGGCCATTATGGGCCAGACGGCCACTACCGCGGCGGTTGCAGCATCCACCACCGCACAGGTGGCAGGCATCGCAACCACGACAGCGACTTCGACGGCTGCGGCTGCGGCTACTACGGCGGCATGGACTCCGGCGGCCATCATGTCCTCCGTGGCTTCATTCGGTGGTGCGGTGGCTATTGGTCTTGGTGCGATGGCTAGCATCCTGGCGCTGTCAGGAAAACGTAAAAACGGCGGGCCCGTCTCGGCTGGTGGGATGTATCAGGTCGGCGAAGGTGGCATGCCAGAGATTTACCAGGCCAGCACCGGTAAGCAGTATATGATACCGGGCGACAATGGCAGGGTGATTAGCAACAGGGAGATGACTGCCGGCGGAGGTGGTGGGGTGGTAATCAACATCCAGAACTACACGTCATCCTCGGTCGATGCTCAGGCCGGTACGGATGCTAATGGCGGAGTGACTGTGGATGTAATTGTCGCTGACCTAAACAACGGCGGGCCAATCAGTAACGCCATCACAAGTAACATGAACGTTAAACGCACGCCGAGGGGACAGGGCTGATGCCAATTATCGACTATCCCGACTGGCTGCCACTGGCGCAGAAGGCCAGCAAAAACATGACTCTCGATACCGGGTTCCAGACTGACCAACCGGCGGTCGGCCCGGCTATCTTCGAGAATCAAACCGACGACCTGAAAGTGACCTGGTCACTGACGTGGATCTTCACTCTGGCGCAGGAGCGCGCTTTCCAGCAGTGGCTACGCAGCCCAAACTATCTCAACCGGGGCCTGAACTGGTTCCGGATGAATATCAATCTGGGTGGTAGTGTGAATCGCCACGGATAATCTAGACACTTCCGAGCCGTTGATAATACTGGTTTTCATATTCTGTCGGTGACATATGA